TAGAGTTCTTTGTGCTCTTCGCCATAACGGGCGTACTCAAGACCGAACAGGGCGTTAAGGCCCGGAAGCAGTTCTTTAAGTAGTTGGGCGCGTGAAATAGCCATTATTTACTCCTTAGACACCAGTGGTGTTGTTCATGGAATGGAAGTTTCCGTTCCACGTTACCAAGACTTCAGGGAACCCGATAAACGAGCAGACCGTCCCCGAAGCAACAGTGATAGCACTGCTGACCGTCAGAGTCGCGCCGTTTACGTTGGTAACCGTGATGTAGTTACCTTGGGCAGCACCAGTACCTGCGGCGACAACCTGCATACCGGCAAGAATTGCCGAGTTAGAAGCAGCCAACGTGAGGGTGGTGGAAGAACCAGAGGTCGATGCAACAGCCGAAACCACTACAGCGCTATCTGGAACAACACCAACAACGCGCCAAGGAGCCGCCGTGGTAACACGGGTGTTACCCGTACCGTTGGTAACCACACCGCCGGTCAACGCCAAGGCCGAATTGCCCGTGGTCGTCGAGCCGCCGTTACCCGTCAGGGTGTACATATTAGTACCAACAAACGCAGGGTTAACATAACCAATGGTCGTGTTAGCTGTGTTTGCCAACGAAGAACCTTGACCCGTTACAGCGGCTTTAAACACCGTGCGAGGATCATCGACAACGTAAGCAATTGCGTTGTTAGAAACCGTGCTTGCAGGCCAGTACTGGCTCTGAATGGTCTGCGACAGGCTATTTACATACTGGCAACCAAGAAACACACCAATCGTTCCAGCAATTGCTGTCGTAGGACTGGATGCCGAACTGTAGTTGTCAATAACAATAGTGCCATTGGAAAGCTTAACGGTATCGCCGTTAAACAAGCTGGTTGAATACCCAGTGGCGATTGGATACATACGGGTGGAACCCGCGTATACCAGCCCGCCAAACTCGTTTACGGGTTTTAGCCCGTATGGTCGATCAACAAGAGGATAAGCCATTTAAAACTCCATTATTTAATACCGGAACCAAATCCGCCACGGCTGACCGTTGACTTACGATCTGCAAACAGCGGCATACGAGGGTCGTTGTTGCGCATGAAGTTGTTATCAACAGACTCCATTTGTTTTTGCGCCTGATCGTTGTAGTAATCCGACATGGCTTCCGCTTTTTCGTTGGAAATTTTGCAAAGCAAAAGCCCACCGATTTCCACATTACCGTCGTTGTTACCTTCAATCATTAACTCGGGATGGTCTTTTGCCTTGACCGGAACCCAACCCATCCTGAACTTACCGGACACATTAGTGTTTGCGGCTTGCCCCATGATGTGCGTTGCAATCCAACGGAAAGCATAGCCCGGTTCAGGGGTAGGATCTGGCAGAGAACTCGGCGGTACGTAGACAGCCCGAGCAGTTTTTTCGCGTGACGCCAAGTCACGGGGGGTACGAGCGTTAGCTTCAGCCATTTGCATTCTCCAATTTAACCAGTTGATCAGCGTATTGTTTCGGTGTTAAGCCAAACTTCTTAGCCAACGCGACTTGCGTTGTAGTTAGCTTGACTTGGCGAGTGCCTGACGAGCGTGTCGCAGGCGCAACAACTGCCGATTGTCTCTTGGAGGTAGACCCCCCAAACATGTCAGGGAAAGTCTTATGCAGGCGTGAATCTATTGCCTGAAAGTATTCATCGCTTCGCGGGTCGGTGCCCGAACTGACTAGCTTTTGATGCAGCCCTAGTGCATAGCTGGTAACTTCCTCGTACCCCGGTGATCCAAACCACTGGTTTTTTGCCTGCCAGCGCAGAGTTTTTTCGTCCGGTTGGACCGCTTGGGGAGCGGATACTTGTCTTTGTACAGTATCTGAAGTTGTTTGTAAAGGGGTTGGCCTAAAGTTCTTGATCGACTCCAATTTTAATTTGGCTTCGGTCAACGCTTCTTGCGCAGCAATAATAGCGTCTGTATCAAACGCTTCTTGCGCTTCTTTGTATTGGCGGCGTACCGCAGCCAATTCGGCTTCAGCCGCAGCCTTTGCGGTCTCGGCATACTGTACTGTGCCGTTGTCTACATACTGTTTAAGCTGTTGGTTTTCAGACAACAACTGTTGCGCAAAGCGCTCAAGCTCTTGCTTCTCCCGCAGGGTAGCTTCTTTGGCACGGCGCTCATCATGGCGTGCGTGTGTTAATTCTTTGATGCGCCCCTTAACTTTGTCGGAGTAGGACTCGATCTCATCATCAGTCGGGTCTTCTACTTCCCGATCCAGCGGCTTACGCCCCCGGTCTTGCTCGGGCGTGTCGTCAATGATTTCGACTTCAATGTCTTCGTCATTTGGTTTAATGGCTTGTACGCCATTAGACTCGTCGGGGAATTTGTACTCTTCCATGTTTTACCTCGTTAAGCGCGGCTGATGCCACGGGGGTCTTCGACAACTCCTTCCACCTGATCGTCATTGATCACACGGAATTCGCGGCCAAAGATTTTCAATCGCGTACCGGAATAGGCACGTACCAAAACAAAATCGCCCTCCTTGCACCAAGGACCCGAAGCAAACTTCGGGTGATCTTTATATGCGTCAGGGCCAAGTTTCACTACAAAAAGCACCGTTGACGCAGGTTCTTCCTGTTTGATAAACGCATCGGGCTTAACAATTTCTGTGCCCTCAAACGTCTCATCCAGTTCAGGAACCGCGCAAAGAATCTTCCACCCGGTTGGAGTAGGAATTGTCTTTGCTTTTTGTTCCGGCGTAAGTTCTTCAGTCATTGGCTTCGTCCACTTTTTTAGCAAGGTCGATGATGTAACGCTCTGCGATGGCTAGACCTTGAATGACACCACAGAGTTTCCGATACTCCTCAAACGATTGACACGCACCGTTGGCCAAATCATCGGCGTAGTTGTTCAAATCGTCGCGGATCTTTTCGCGCAATACTCGCGCAAATTCATGAATCATTCTTTGTTCTCCGGCTTGCGTTGTTTAGCCTGTTCAGCCTGCACGGATGTCTGCGCTCTATGTTTGGCAATATCTGCTCCAATGCGCAGTCCCTCAATCTCATGCTGGGCTTCTTGCTTAGCTTTGCTCTCTTGGATCTGAGCGCCCATCTTCATACCGGCAAGCTCTTTGTCGCTTGCCATCTTCTCTCTATCTAACTCAAGCCGCGCTTGATCCAACGCCGTCTTGCCAGCCTGCGCCTGTGCTTGGACCTGTGCAGCCTGCGCTTGTGCCGCCGCTACCTGCATCTTTAACTGCATGTCTTGCTGCTTTATCTGCGCATCAAGCTGAGCTTTTTGCGAATCAAGCTGAATCCGGGCCTGCGCTTCCTGCTGGCGAATTTGCAACTCTTGTTGCTTCATCTGCAACTCTTGCTGCTGCATCTGGATCAGCGGGTCTTGGGCTTGCTGCTGCGCCTGCTCTCTGGCCTGCTGCGCCTTGTTCTGATCAACCACTTGTTTGGAGGCTTGCGCAATCAGGTTAGACAGCGCGTACTCTGCTTCCGGTGGCAAGTCTTCGTCGTATTTAGGCAACGCCGCGCCAAGCTGCTGCTCTACTTGATAGCGATACAGGAACCCCGCATGTTCTGCGATATGCTCCATGAGAGCGGCTGAGATCTGCTGCGCTTTCGGGTTCTGCCCAAGAGACTGCGCAATCGTTGGGTCCTGAATCATCGCCATGTGAACCTGAATGTGCGACTTGTGGTCTTGGTAGAAGAACGCCTTTACCGGCTCGCTCTTCATCAGGTTCATGTTCTCCGTTACCGGATCGCGCGGCTTCATGTCCTCTGGCAGCGGCACCAGTTTGTCTGCGTGCTTAACACCCAGAATCTCCAACATCTGCCGGTGCAACTGTGGCAGGTCGTAAATGTCCGGTGCCATCTGCGCCATCTGAATGACAGCTTGATACTGTACAACTCGCTGACTCAGCGTAGCCGCGTTGGGATCACTAACAGGGATGATATCTAAATGGTCGTAGTCAGACTTCTTCGCCTTGCGCGGCCCCTCTTCTGGGTCGTAGTCGTACTCGTCATCTGTCTCGTCCCGAACAATCTGCGCAAGCAGGCGCAGTTCTTGCTTAAAGCTGTAGTGCAGGCGCGCCTGAACCGCCGTCATTACCTTGAGTTGGCGCTCCAACAAAGCCAGCGTGGTTCCCACTGGGGCTTGCGCCGACATGTCACTAACCTGCATATCTGCCGTGGCTGCGAACCGCCGCCCCTCGTCCACAATCGTGGACAGCAACTGGTACAGGACGTTTGATGGCTCTTTATATGGCAGCGGCAGAATGTTGTCCCGAAGCGCCCCCGAACCAATATCTACATCACGCCACTCTCCCGGCGCAATTGGTGTGTCATCGCCCTTGATGCGCAATCCACGGGATTTCAAACCGCCCGGTAGATTTGAAAGAGTTCCCGCATCAACAAGCTGACGCATGATGCTGGTAGCTGATTTGGCAAAGCCACCAATCAGATGGAATAACCCAAAGCCATACGCACCAAAGCCGGGGATGTAGTCGTACTTAACAAAGTGCTGACGTTTTAAGCAGAACTCGTCCTCTTCTCTCCAGTTGCGCCGCACGGCCAGCACATCGTTGGTGCCCTTAACAATTGTGATCACATATGGACGCGCAATGCCCGTTTCTTCCCCTTCATCATCCTTGTCTTCAAACCCGGCAATATCCAGATCAGCGTGGATTTCATACAGCGTGTAGCGGTCGTCATTCAGATCACTAAATCCGGTCTCTTTGTCTTTGGCTTTCTGGATGTCCGTCTGCTCGCGGCTGGGATCAGGCAACTCAATATCGCGGTAAAATCCCGCTTGTTGCAGCCGTACAATCTCTTGCTCGGTCTTGCGCATGACGTGCGTAACCCGATAGCACGTATCCAGATCTGTAGCCCCATACGGCAGGATAATGTCTTCTGCTGGTACAAACATTGATACCGGGCGGTTCAGTGACGGATCGAAATAAACTTTCTTGAAAGCCGAACCTGTTGCGGGTAAACTCCACAGCATGCGTTCATGCTCGGGCCTAAACTCGCGCATCACT